GAAAAGTCCAGGAAGAAAAAATTAAATAAGGATAAATCCGGGAGAGGTGAGGACCTCTCCTTTTGTGATATAGAAAAATTGATGGCCCATGACTGCTACAGGAGAGTTAAGGGCGCTATTAGGAGGGCGAGGTAGATTATAATGATGAAAAAAGATATTAATATTTTTATTTAATAAAAGTCAAAGCAGAATTGAGATATGGATGCTTATTGCCGTACTTATATTATTCATGAACGGCAGAATAGTACAGGGAATAGTTGCGTTACTAGGTGGAAGCCTGATAATTGCTTTAACAGAGATATATTTGAAAATAAAATAGTTAGCAGGATTATCTAACAAGATTCTTTTTTATTCTAAAATAAATGATAGGCAGGTGGTGACAGTGTAGACATGCCGAGACAGAGAAGTCCGAACCGGGACAAAGCATTTGAAATTTACAAAGAACACGGTGGAAATATTGATTTAGTAAAGATTGCAGAAATGTTGAATCTTTCACCTGGGACCATAAGGGGGTGGAAGAATAAAGATAAATGGGATGATAAATTGAATGGAACGTTCCAAACGAATACGGAACGTTCCAAACGAAAAAAGAATAAAATAAATAAAGAGCCAGAGCTTGAAGAAGTTACCGAAATATTAAATTCGGAACTCACTGATAAGCAAAGGCTCTTTTGTATTTATTATATTAAATGTTTTAACGCCACCAAGGCATACCAAAAAGCATATGAATGTGACTATATAACTGCAAACACCAATGGACCCCGGTTGCTTGTAAATGCTCGTATAAAAGAGGAAATACGGAAGCTGAAAGAAGGTAAGCTCAATAGGGCAATGATTAGTCCTGATGATATATTTCAGAGGTATTTGGATATAGCGTTTGCCTGCATCACTGATTATGTTTCCTTTGGCCAGAGGCCTTATAAAGTCAAGGATAAGAAAGGCAAAGAGAGGACAGTCGTGTACAACTATGTTGACCTCAACAATTCAAATGAGGTGGATGGCAGCCTTATAAGCGAAATCAAACGGGGTAAAGATGGTGTGAGCATAAAGCTCCATGATGCCATGAAAGCCCTTGACTGGCTGTCAAAGCACATGGATATAGCAACGGAGGAGCAGAAGCTTAAATGTGAAAAATTGAAGGCCGAGGTAAACAACATAAAGAGAGATGGCAAGCATGATGAAGCTAAGACATGGGCTGATAAAATCCAAGAAATAGCGGCAAAGAGACGTGGTAAAGATGGATAAAGAATTGATAACTTTATTGGATAATTACTGGGATAATCCTGTATGGTTTGCTGAAGACATGCTGAAATTTCACGCCGATAAATGGCAATCGGATGTACTTATGGCACTGGCAGGGGATCCAAAAGTAAGCGTAAGGTCAGGACAGGGAGTAGGAAAGACAGGACTTGAAAGCATAGCTGTTACTTGGTATTTATGTACAAGACCATTTCCTAAAGTAATAGCAACAGCACCAACGAGGCAACAGCTTTATGATGTACTTTGGAGTGAAATATCAAAGTGGCTATCAGGTAGCATGGTTGACAGGCTGCTTCAATGGACAAAAACAAAAGTATATATGAAAGGTTATGAAGAAAGATGGTGGGCTACTGCAAGGACAGCTGTTAAGCCTGAGAATATGCAGGGATTTCATGAGGACTATATGCTTTTTGTTGTTGATGAAGCTTCCGGTGTTTCCGATCCGATTATGGAGGCTATACTTGGAACACTTACTGGATATGAAAACAAGCTTCTCATGTGTGGAAACCCTACAAAGACCAGTGGGACATTCTATGACAGCCACAACAGGGACAGGGATTTATACAGGACATTTAAGGTATCATCTTTGGACAGTCCAAGAACTTCACAGGATAACATTGAAATGCTCAAGAGAAAGTACCTTGAGGATTCAGATGTATATAGAGTCAGGGTACTTGGAGAATTCCCCAAGGGTGAATCTGATGCCCTTATTCCTCTTGAGTATGCTGAAACTGCTACAAATACAAAGGTGAGCATAAAAGACTGTTTTACCTTCCATTTAGGAGCTGATATTGCAAGGTTTGGTAATGATAACACTGTAATGGCTCCTAGAATAGGCAATAAAGTATTCCCTCTGCTCCAATACAGCAAGAAGGATACTATGGAGACCAGTGGAAATATACTCAGGGTAGTTGATAATTTTAAAAATGAATATCATCAAATCAACAAAGTAAAAATCAAGATTGATGATGATGGACTTGGTGGTGGAGTAACAGACAGGCTTAATGAGGTAGTAAGGCAAAAAAGGCTTAATTATGAGATTATTCCTATAAAGAACGGTGCAAAGGCGGATGATGATGAACATTACTCAGACAAGTCTGCCGAGATGTGGGGAAATATGAGAGACATTCTTGAAGAAAACTTTACTAATTTTGTTCAGGGTAAAGAACCTACTATTGAGCTCCCTGACAATGAGAAATTAATCAAACAGCTTTCAAACAGGAAATACAAGATTGATTCAAAAGGCAGGATAGACTTGGAACAAAAAGAAGAAATGAAAAAGAGGATAGGTGAATCACCGGACTGTGCAGATGCAGTCATATATTCCTTTGCCGAAAATGGCAGTAGTGATTTGTCTTTACTGAAAGGGGTGAGAATATGGGGTTAAAGTCTTTTATGAAAAGCGTAAAATTGAAATTACTGGGTCCTAAAGGTGAGCAGATGCGTATATCCGGAGGGACTGCAACAACTACCTATCAGTTGGACAGCTCCCAGGTGGATTATGAGCTTGCAAGGCAGCTTTACCAGAATAACAATGATGATTATAAATTAGGTGCTCCTTTTGTAAGGCCTATAATAAATTCAACAGTAGGCTTCATGGGAGTGCCTCATTTTGATTGCGAAGATGAATCAGCACAGGAAATACTTGACGACTTTGCACTGGACAATACATCACAGATGCTAAAGACTCACACTGATGCTTTGAAGTTAGGTGACAGCTATGTGTGGATTACACGTGAGGAAGTTGTAAATCCACTTTATCCAGACAAGCCTAACAGGCTGGTATATAATTTCATCCCTCCGGAGCAGATTAAGGATATATTGCTGGACCCGACAACAGGGGAACCTACAGCTTATATCTTGAAAAGCCACCAGGAGTGGCAGGACATAGATGGTAACAAGTTCAAGTGCGATATTACACAAGCTATAACAGCTACGGAAAGGACAATACAGATAAATGGAGATATGCCAGAAGAGATACAAGCAGGGACAACACCCAATCCATGGGGATTTATCCCTATAGTGCACTTTAAAAATGAACCTGACGAGACACTAAAGTATGGACAGAGTGATATTGAGCCTATAGAACCACTTTTAAAAGCTTACCATGATGTCATGCTTCATGCCCTCAAGGGAAGCAAGATGCACAGTACTCCTAAACTCAAAATGAAACTCAAAGATGTAGCAGGTTTTCTAAGAAACAATTTTGGAATAGAGGACCCCACTAAGTTTGCCAAAGATGGTGGAACAATAAATTTGGATGGCCATGAAGTTTTATTCATGGCACCTGATGAGGATGCAGGATTTGTAGAGGTTAATAGTGCTACGGGAGATGCGCAGCCACTGTTGAATCTCTTATTTTATTGTATTGTTGACGTTAGCGAGGTACCTGAGTTTGTATTTGGTGTACATACTCCAAGTGCTCTTGCCAGTGTAAAAGAACAGATGCCTATTATGGCCAATAAGATAAGACGTAAGAGAGAACAAGTAACAGAACAGTGGCGTATGCTTGCAAGAATGGTACTTATAATGTCTGCTCAATCTGCAGGAGGTAATTTCTCAAGCTATGATGTGACTCTTGGTTGGGACCAGGTAACACCTAAAGATGATAAGGAGAGTGCTGAAACTCTCAATTATGTTGCTAGTGCTCTTGAGACTGCTATTACTGGAGGATTTATTTCAGTTGAATCAGCTTCAAACTTCCTGGCTGAATATGTGGATACCATGAATGACTATATCTCCAGTGATGAGGGCGTAGTTGGTGAAAGGGAAAAGATAATCAAAGACAAGATGCTAAATTTCAGGATGGGAGACTCTGCAGGCCTTGATGATGAAAAAAAGAAACTTGATGATGAGATAAATAGCTCAAGTAATCAGGAGGGCAGTGTAGATGAGTGAAGAAATTGACGATCTCAAGAAAACTGCCGGTGATTATAAAACCTGGGCACTTATGGCCAGAAAAAAATATATAGATTTAAGACTCAACAATGAAACTGAAATAAGGGCATTTTACACAAGACTTATATTTGATATATCCAATGAACTTAAAAAGGGAGGTACTTCTCAGATAAGAAAGGCACAACTACTGGCATTGGTTGAAATGCTGAAGGAACAGCAAGATAAACTTGAAGGGCAGCTTACCATGAATCTTAAAAAGTACATCAAGGCAAATGCAGACGCGGCAACAGAATATGCAAAATCTATAGATATTAAGGCTGCTAAAGAGGCTGGTGTATCTAAGGTATCTACATCCAAAGTTAGGGAATTGTATTTCAGTGCGAATCAAAGGGCTATTGAAGCGTGCTGGGCAAGAACACATAAAGGATTGTACCTTTCAGACAGGATATGGAGTAAGGCAAAACACTATAGAGTCAACATGAATGAGATAATCCAGGATGCAGTTGCCGAAGGTCAGGATTGTGTCAAGACTGCCAGAATGCTTGAAAAGTATGTGAAAACAGGCAAAAGGACACTGGCGAAGCAGTACCCAAACATGATGAAAAGAATGGGAAGCCGTGTACCAGAGGATATATGTTATGAAGCTTTAAGACTTGCCAGAACTGAAATGACAGCTGCATATGGTGAAGCTACTATTCAAAGTGCAATGATTAGTCCTTCATGCAATGGAGTAAAATTTATACTTTCTGGTTCTCATCCAAGACTTGATATATGCGACCACATATGTGGCGTTGATGACTATGGACTTGGGATTGGAGTATACCCGATTGACAAGGCTCCTGCATATCCCTTCCACCCGAACTGCTTGTGCATAACTCTTGCAGTTAATGAGAACCCCAGTGATTTTGTTGACAGGCTTAAGAGATGGGATAGGAATCCAGGGAGTGAACCGGGACTTGAAGATTGGTATCAAAATGTTTATAAGAAATCGTCCATGTATATAAAAAATAATGGCAATAAAGTTAAACCCGATAAAGATTCGGATATAAAAACAGTAGAAGATGCAAAGAAAGCACTCACAAATGAAATAGGCTTTACAGAGGTTGAAGATAGTTTCATGGAAAATGTCGACCCAAAATTAATAATAAACAATACAAGACAATTAGAAAAATTAGAGAATAAATATGGTGTAATTCATGATTCTGTAAATACTACTATATGTTCATCAAGCAGAGGTGGCAATGCAATTGCTTATGTAGCAAACGAAGCAACAAATCCGACCAGACAAAATCTATCTTTGTGTCCAGATGATTACAGTAATTTTAATAAATTAATAAAATATGAGAAAA